GGTCTGCTCAACAAACTGGTCAAGGCTCTCAAACATCTGCACCAATGCGCTACGCGCCGCCACGCTTGCGATGCCTACAGCCCCAAACTCTTTGCCAATAGAGGCCAAGGTAACGTCTACAACTTGATACTCACGCGCTACCCGTGCAAAGGTTTCAAACAGCCCTTCACCAATCTTCTGCATCTCAGTCAACGATGGCAGCAAAGCACCAGCCATTTGGTCGCCAACCTTAGAGAAAATAGCGTTAAGCTGTTCCTCAATTTCCTGACCTGTGAGGCCAGACAAGCTAATCTTGCCAATGTTGACTTGAAAGCTATCAAGGATTGCTTGCGCTCCATCCAACCCAATGACATTAGCTCCGTCAATCAAGCCCTGACGCAAACTTGCGATAACGCCTGTAATTGAGTTTTGAACGTCTTGGTCAATATTGCCTGTGGTTGTTTGATAGGTGGTTCTTGTGCTGCCACCGATACCAAACAAGCCAGACTTCTTTTTGACTTCTTGAACGACTTGATATGTGTTGCCGCTAATGCCGCCAGAGATGATTTCAGCAATCGACGACGATACAATTTCAATGCCAAGGTCGTGCAGTTCACGGGTTGTGCTAGAGCCAAACATTCCAAGAATACCGCCAGAGCCTGTTTGACCCAAACGCTGTCCAGATGTATCGAACATTCCGCCGCTAACTGATATTTGCTTGGCAACATTGTTCGACAGGTTAGCCATGTTATTTTGAATTGAGCGCAAAGACAGCAGCATTTGGTTGCTATACTCAAGGTCGCTGTTGCTGTTCTCAGCCATGATTTCAAGCGCACGGTTAATGCTATCAGACTTGGCAGTGCTATCGCCCAGCACGCTTCCAGCGCCTTGTGCGGCTTGCATTTCCTCTGCGTTTGGAATGCTTGGCTGCGACACACTTTTGCCGCCAAAACCTAGCGCAGCCATGACGCCAATCATAGCGGCAACAACAGGAAAGCCCCACGGCCCTAACGCGCTGAATATTGATGCTGCACCCTCTGCAGTTTTAACAGGTATACGCACAGCAGCGCCAGCCAGCGTTGCTCCAGTTTTCGTAGCTTCAGCCGCCGCAGTTACAGCGGTTTCAGTTGCAGCCCCAGCAACAACAGCAGTGGTGGTTCCAGCGACCAGCCCGATTTTAACAGCGGCGCTCTTTACAGCCATAGCCAATTCAAATGCGCGGAATGCAGTTTCAGCCGCTTGCATTACCTTATAACCAGTGGACTTTTCTTTGAAAAAGCCTTTTGCAGATGCAGCAAGATTTCCATAAAGGTTGATTTCGTTACGGAATGACTTTTGCTGCGCCATGCGCCTTCCAGCTTCGTCTTTATTGTCCTTACTCATTGCTGTAGCAAGCACCTTTTGACGCTTGGCAAAGTCATCGTATACGTTGACCAAGCCACCAACAGATTTTCCGACGTTGCCAAATACGCCCTCAAGGTCAATGTCAAAGGTCATGTCTTTGACCTCTTGCATTGCGTCCTTAATTGCTTGCAAACCATCTACGGTCTTTTGCAGACCAGCTTCTTCAGCCGCTTTAGCAAGAAACTGCGTATAAGCATCCGTGCCTTCTTCAAGGCCAGCAGCAAGGGCGGCATATTTAGCAGCTTGCACAGTAGCCGCCTCTGCCGACAACCCCATTAATGTAATTTCTTCACGCAACGCAACAATGCGCTTATCCTGCTCACCAGTTATTCTGGCATTTGATGCCGTTGCTACAGCAGCAAGATATGCTTTGTAAGCGTCAGTGCCTTCAGCAATTTTTGCGTTTTCAAGCGCACGCACCACAATGGCCTTTTCACGCTCTTGAACGCCCATGCCAATTAGTGAATTTTCAAACTGCAAGTCAGCCAGCGTGCCTTTAACAAAGTCTTGGCGTTTCTTTTCGTTATCAATCTCAAGTTGCTTGGCGTCATTTGCCTTGCCCTGCTCTAAGATAAGCGCAGCAAGAGCATCGCGGCCAGCGTCACGCGCCTTAGCAGCTTGCTTTTCATACTCTGTATTAAAACCAAGGTATTTACCAGTCTCAACCAAGCCCTTGTAATAATCCATCAATGCGTCTGTGGCTTCTTTGGTCTTCTTTTTTGTGGTTTCAACGCTAGCGCCAGCAGTTGCAAAGCCTTGTTGACCAAGGTCAGTAGCAGCAGAGCTTGCCTTGTTTGCTTCTTTGCCAAGGTTTGCTAACGCCGCAACGCCGTTACCAACTTGCTTTACAAAGCCGCCAACATAATCTTGTTTAAACGCAGCGCCGAAAGCATCAGTAATATCTTCGCCCACAAAAATGGCTTTAACAGCAGCCCAAAGACCAGCAAAGACGCCAATTTGAGTATTGATGAAAGCCTTGATGAAGTTTCCTATTGCGGAAAATACTGTGTCAAAAACGCCTCCCAGCCATGCAAGTCTAGGCGCAATGGAACCAATCGCGGATGCCCAGCCGTCGCGGAATATCTTCGTAACAAAACCAACGGCCTGTTTGATAACCTCAAAGATGCCAAGGAATATATCGCCAAAGCGGACAACCTGTCCGCCAACTTCAACTTGTGCATCACGGTTCGCGTATAGCAAAGTGGTAACAGCAATTAGAGCCGTTGCGATTGCTACAAACGGGTTAAGCATCATGGTTGCTGTCAATGACTGAAATGCGCCCTGTATCATTTTTAGGCCAGCAGTAAAGATGGCGGAAGCCGTGCCAGTTGCTCCCAATGCCATTTGCAGCGCAACCACAGAGCGAATATAGGAAGCAATGAAACTTATGCCCATGCTTGCTTTAAGAGCAACAAAGGCAACGCCCACGCCTCCAGCAGCCACAGCAACGACATCCAAATTATTTGCTAACAAGGCGATTAGGGCAGCAAGATTTTTTGTAATACCCAATGCTTCATTCGCGCCGCCGACAAATTGTATCAGCGAATTGCGTAATACCGTCATTGACTGCCCAAAGGTCATAGGCATTTTTGCAGCCTCAACCTCAACGCTATCCTTCATTTTCATGATAGCGTTAAATACTTCAGCCCCTGTCAGTTTGCCCTGTGCGCCAAGCTTACGCAATTCACCAACAGTAATGCCCATGCCTTCAGCAATCATAGTTGCTACGCGAGGCATACCTTCCATGACGGAATTAAGTTCATCACCACGCAAAGTGCCTGACGCAAACGCTTGGCCTAACTGCATCAAAGCGCCAGATGCTTGAGCAGAGCTAGTGCCAGAAACTAGCAGGGCTTTGTTAATGCTATCAGTAACAGTTAGGACGCTCTCTTGGCTAACGCCTAGCGCCTTGGTTGAACGCGCAAGCCGCGCATAAAGGTCAACAGTGCCTTCATAACTGACGCGGCTATTCTGCGCCATTTCAAATAGTCGTGTTTGAACAGCAGCTAATTCAGCAGTGCTTGCGGTAACCAACCTAATTTGGCTTTGCATATTTGTGAAGGTATCAGCCATTGATACCAATTCACTGGCCAATAATCCAAAGCCAAGGCCAGCAAGAACGCCGCGCAAGTTGCCAAAGGCACGGCCAAGGCCATTGGTCTTTTGTTCAGTGCCAGCAGCGGCATTGCCCAAAGCATTTAGGTCAGTAGTGGCAGACTTAACGTCACGGCTATCAACGCCAATTCTTAGGTTTGCTAAATCTGCCACGCTGTAACCCCGTTCAAAGTTGATTGCTTATAGCGCAAAACTATCGCCTTGTCTTGCCCACATTAAGTTTATCTGACCAAGATGACATTGCTTCAGCAATTTTCTGCCGCCGTTCTTCTGTCATGATAGATGGGTCTACCCAAGGTGGTGGGCAATTAGCTTCACTGGCTTGTCCTAGCATATACGCATATTCTTTAGATAATGTGCGAACAGCCTTGGCCTCCCAAGGTGTTAGGCTAATGCCTTGGTTGTATTGCCATGCAACAAGGTCAATTTCATCAATGCCAATTTGCCCACCCATTCCAGATGGTTTGGCAGGGCCAACCTCAAATAATATTTCAAGCAAGTGAGCGCCAGCCTCAATATGAGGCATGGCGTCCGACTTGGTTTCGCGCCTTGGGCGTTTAGCCTTCGACGGTATTGTGTTCAGCCAAGCAGCGTGCTTGACGAATGTGGTTAGTTGCTCAATCGTTTGCGCGAAAAAAGTTGGCGCGATTGCCAACAAACTCCTGCACCTGTTCTTTAATCCACGACCAATCAGCATAGACTGTGCGGACATTCTCAGGTGTGCATTCAAGGTCTTTACCATCAAGGGTAAATCCAGCCCATGCCGTTGTAAGCTTGACCAAATCGTCAATGCTATCTTCCGAAAGCTTTTCAGCATCAAGGTCAAGAGCCTTCTTGCCTTTTGCCATGCGGTTCAATGCCGCCTGTTGCTTGCTCATTTGAAGCTTGCGATAAACTTTGCTGTCCTGCCCTAGCAGCGTGACAGTCATGCCCTCAATAACTTCTTCCGTTTCGGGATGCACGATATTAAGAACAGCGCCGTCATCAGCCATTACTGGCTTTAGTGAATTTAAGTCAAAAGACATATTAAAACTCCATCCGATGCGTCCGATTAAAGTTCTCCCCTGCCGTAGTCGGACGCAGCCACGGCAGGGAAGCTTTTGTGTCGTTAGTCTACTTTAACGACCGAATTGTCAATTTCAAGTGTTACTTCAGCCATAGTGATGGCGTCAGCATTACCGACATTGGTTTTGTATGACATAACCTGTGCAGTGAAATACTGGATTTCACCAGTTACGAGCGCAACCTTGACGGATACCTGTGCATCCGAACCAGCAGGTGCTTCACCAGCGGTCTTCAATACGCCTTGGCCTGTATCGTCAAACGACGAAGCCATTGCAAGCGTAACCGAACCATAGTTCAGCGAACCACGGCGCTTAGCAACGATACCCGTGCCAAGTGGCGTGTGAGTAGCAAGCGCAGCTTCTGCGCCGAATGCTGGCAAATCAGAAAGCTCACCGCAAGCAGACCAAGTAAGAGCAGCAAAACCCGTTGCGTCATAAGTCGCAGGGGCAGTGGCGGAAACGGAAACAATCGTTCCAACCGAAGAAACAATATCAGACATTAAAAACCTCCATGCACGAAGAAACAAAAATAAAACTCTTTGCGAATGATAAACAAATCACCGCAAATCGCGCCTCATGTTATCAATAGCAATTCTCACCATACCACGTTCCGCTTGCTTAGACCACCCTTCGTATTCAAGGCGGTATATGTATGGCAAATTGTTACTAATCCAAAATACGTTACCAGTAGCCTTAGCAATATCCGGCATAGCACGACCAATAGCCAAGCTTTCAGCCGGTGACTTGCCGCCCTCAAATTCAATGGTTTGATTTGACGGTGAGCCTATAGAGGTAAACCAATTAGCCTTAGCCCTACCACTATCTACAGGAGTGTCGTAAACTATGTCTTTAAGCAAATTCAGGCAAATTTCACGCACCACTTTATCTGCGTTGCCTTCAGCCTTTTTTACAAACTTGCTTATGTCTAGCGCAAATGTGCTCACAGAAAAGCCCTGTATGTAACGGACACTGGAATTACCCAGCGGTCACCAGACATGAATGCAGCGGATTGTGACGTTGATAGGATGGTCACGGTCACATCATCATAAACCAACCTGTCACCACGCACAAAAGCAGCGGCAACAGTGTCAGCAGTTGAGCGGCCAATGCCCTTGCTAACGTCTACAGGTGAATAGACCAGCACTTGATAGATGCCGCCATATTCATCTGACGCTTGGTTTGCAAAGCCTACGGCAATAGTGTTGCCAGCTATAAGGCTTTCAGCAAGATAAACTTGCCCCGCAGTAGGCTTGAAGCGCGAGTTTTCCCACGCTGTTGGCAGGTCTAGGGTCGCCAGTTGTGTTGATAGTGCAGCGCCAATTTTAGTAAGGCTCATCGAAAGGCTCCGCTATTTGCATATCTACCGCCACTTTTTCGCCATTATCTAGCAAAAGGATATAAGCTATAACTTCGCCATGCGTATTGTGCAGGATGCTATCCAGCGTGCCTACATTCCAATCAGACGGAAACCAAACTCGTGTGCCTATTTGCATTAGTTTGCCCTCACCTGACAAATAAAGATAACGTCTTGGCCTGACAGCCGAATGCTTTGAATATCCATGATGCGATAGGTTGTGTTATTAATTTCAATAAGGCAACCAATCACAGGCTCTGGAGTAATTAGTTCCATAATAAACC